AGTGAGATGAACACCTACCAGTTTGCGTGGGTGATTGCTCACCTTGCCGGTGCGTACAAGAACTCAACTCTGAACTTGGAAGTGAATGGTCCCGGTCAGGCGGTGATCAACGAGATGCGTAACCTCAAGCGTCTTGCTGCCGCGCAAGGCACGTCTGGTCACGGCATCATGGATGTGCTGGGTTCTATGCAGAACTACATCTGGCGTCGCAACGACACCATGTCTGGTCTGTCCAACTCTATTGGGTTCCTGACCACGAGTCAGACCAAGGAACGGATGCTGACCTACATGAAAGATTACTTTGAACGTGGGTTGATGGACATCAAGTCTATGGACTTGCTAGACGAGATGAAGGGGATTGTTCGTGAGGGAGGGTTTATCGGTGCGCCTGGGCGCGGCAAAGATGATAGAGTCATTGCCAGTGCGCTCGCCGCTGTTGCCTATGCCGAGCAGGTTCAACCCAGATTGATTGCCATGAGACTTACGAAAGAAATTTCTCATGCTCAAGAGAACCAGACTCCAGAGCAACTCGCTGCTGGACGCAACGTTTCTGATTACCTCAAGAAAATCGGGATGTACGGTGGCTCTACACACTGATCTCACTATCGTATCTATTCACGGCCACACTGACGGTGCTGCCGCCATCCCCAGCCTCGTAGAGAGTCTTGCTCAACTACAGAAAAGTAAAGGCCTACTTATTTCTGTAGAAAGACCTCCTTCCTTGCCAGACCATATTGCTTGGAAACAAACAGCACCTCTGGACTACTTCCAATATTCGATGTTCTGTATGTACTGCCTGCACGCTTACATCGAGACTGAATACTGTCTGGTCGTGCAAGACGATGGCTGGTGTCTGAACGGAAATAACTTCACAGACGAGTATTACGAGTACGACTATGTGGGCGCACCTACTCACATGGGCATCCTGGGAGACCAGGCTATGTTCCGGTTCTCGTGGACCCAAGTGAAAGACCCCATCGTTGTCCAGAACGGTGGCTTCTCCCTGCGTAGCCGCAAGTTCCTGCAAGCCCCTGCCAAGCACGGCATCGTTCACAGACTCTACGGGCAACAGCCGTTCATCAACGAAGATGTGCAGCTCTCAGGCTTGTTGCGTCCTCAACTGGAATCTGTCGGTGTGCGGTTTGCACCGCTTCACATTGCCAAGCAGTTCTCCATTGAGTACATGGGTCCAGGCCTCCACGAGGATATTGACCTGGAACGTTTGGTGGGTCACCATGCCCCAACCAGAAAATTGGTGGGTCACAAATCTATCGTGATCAAGAGCTCAGCAGAAGATTGCGACAACATCTTTGGTGAACTTGATTTCTTGATGTTCCTGCAAGACAAGGGGTATAAGTTTGAGTACCGTCTATCCTAAGAGAGAATTGAAAAGACTTATCGGCAGGATGCTCAAAGACAAAGAGCGCGGTATTTCTATCAAACGATTTGCTGAACTTGCTGGTATTTCTAAAGATCTTTTAGAAGATGTATTTGTTTATCAAATACTACCTATGACCGAGAAGACACAAATCCGTGTGTCTGCTGCCTACAATGCTTGGCTGGAAGGCAGAGTTAAAATTATGAGGAGGAAAGACCTAACCCAATACGTTGACTACCGTAAGACCCCAGAACCTGCTATCTTCCCGCACATGGGGATTGTGAACTCCCCTGACGGTTTCAAATTATCTATCGGCCCCCGTAATCGACACGATTACTCTTATCCTACTCTGGACGAAACATGAGCGTACTCCACGACTATCTTTGCGAAACCCACGGGTTATTTGAATCTTATGAGGCCAAGTGCCCTATCAAGTTTTGCACAGCAGAACTCAACATGGTTTTCCTAAAACCAGTTGCACTCAAATCAGACAAGACTAAACAAGCAGACCGAAACCTCAAAGGTCTTGCCCAAGACTTTCAAATGTCAGACATCAAGTCCACCCGCGAAGGGGACACGCAAGCCGGGTTCCATCACCACAATGTGCCGGAGCCAGAAGTCAGAGAGTCTCGCCCAGGTGATGCCGCAATCTGGGGTGGCAACTTCCAGAACATCAATATGCAAGCAGCACTTGCCGGAAAGGTCGCGCAGTCTGTCCGGGGAGAATCCGTTGGCGTTAACCCCAAAGACGCTGGTAATTTGACGGGACCAAAAGCCGCAAGTTACATTGCTGACCATGAGAACCTGGCAATAGCACCATGAGAATCCCGAGCGATCCGGTAGAACGAGAATTCTTCTACCTAGACCTCATCCACAAGTGCAGCGTCTCCATGCCCGAGCGCCGCACCGAATACGGAGGTCTTCGCTCGTGGTATCTGTTTGGCAACGGTCCGGACGAAGCACCGGCCATGTACAACAAGATCTTTCCCCACATAGATCAGTTGTCATCCTTTCTCTACTCTGCCGAGACCACCCGATTCTCCATAGACTTGGGTGCGGCAGTCCCAGATGAAGAACAAGCCAAGTTGCCGGTCCTGACCCGCGCACTCAACGATGAATGGCTAAACAGCAATGCTGACCAAGTATTCTCGACAGCGGTATCATGGTCGCTGTGCTTCAACAGCACCTTTATTAAACTGGTTTATCGAAACGGTATTCATCCGTATCTCGTGGAACCGGCCAGCATTGGTGTCCTGCGAGAAGACACCGCATACACTGACCGACAAGAAGCAATAATTCAGACTTACTACATCACGAAGTCTGAACTCTACAATCGTCTCTACAGCCACCCGCAGCGCGACAAGATCGTCAAACGCGTATCGTATATGCAGCACGAGCGTACGGAAGTCGCTAACGGTGTGCAGCGCATCATCATGAGCCAGACGGACCCGACTCTCTACGGGAACGTCAACCTCGATCTTTCTGGCGGCAACCGCTACAAAGCCCAAGTCGCAGAAGAAACCGTCGAGATGACGGAACTCTGGGTCTGGAACGATGACACTGGCGACTACCAGGTTGTAACCCGCGCAGATCCAGATGTCATTATTTACGACCGACCTGGTGCGACCGTCTTCTTGAAAGGCGAACTGCCCTTCATCCAGATCTGCCCCCTGCCGCTCTACGATTACTACTGGGGTCAGTCAGAAGTATCCCGGCTGATCTACCTCCAGCAGATGCGTAACAAGCGCATGGTTGAAATCCTGGACATCCTGTCCAAACAAGTCAGTCCACCTACAGCACTCATCGGATTCACTGGAATCCTGGATGAGAAGAACTTTGCGCTCAACCGCGCAGGCGGGATCTTGGCAACCGATATGCCAAGTGCCAAGGTGGAAAAGCTGGCCCCGCAAATGCCGCCAGATCTATTCCGTGAGATCAGCGAGATTGACTCAATGTTCGAGGAAGCCTCTGGCATCGTGTCTGTTTTGCAGGGACGCGGTGAATCTGGGGTTAGATCGTCCGGTCATGCCAGTCAACTTGCCCGTTTAGGGTCATCTCGTGCCAAAAAACGGGCGCTTGTCATTGAAGATTCGCTAGAAAAGATGGCGACTCTTTATCTCAAGCTCATGCAAGCGTATCCCAACACGCACTACACGGATACTCGCGGCAATCGGTTCATTGCCGAGCAATTGCCCAAGAATTACGCCGTAAAAGTGGACGCGCATAGCAATTCACCGATTTTCATGGAAGATTTGCGCCAATTGGCGTTCAATCTGTTCAAAGCACAAGTCATTGACAAGGAATCCTTGCTAGACTTGCTTGAACCACCTATGAAGCAGCAATTGAAAGACCGTCTCAAGAAGATGGAAGCAGCACAAGCCCAGCAAGCGGCTATGCAGCCTCCAAAGGAGAAGTAATGGTTACTCAAGGCTATCAAAAGAGCGGGGATCAGCCCCGAGTTACGTCAAAAACATTAGATCAGCGACAGGCTGTTCCATCCTTGACGTACCGTACACAGACGAATAGGATGGGTTCTGCGGGTAATTCCTCCCGCATGACCCGTGACTACACACGAAGGTAATTGCAATGTACAAGACAATGAAGCGCGGTCGGAAAACGAGACGCTAATCCGACAATTGAGTTCGATGGGTATGGCTGCTTGCCCTTCTCAAGTGGCCCCGCAACCAGGAGATCGTCATGGCACGTCGTGGTCGTAAAGGTCGGAAGTAATCCGAACGTAACAGGTTTCTGAACCGGCCTGCGGGAGGTGGGCGATGAGCCTCCCACTTGACTTGATTTGTAATTAGGTATACAAGGTCGCACATGAGCGTACCCCAAGATAAATTGATGGACTTGATGAAGAAGGGTCAAAAGACTGACACTCCTTCTGAAACTCCCTCGGCTCCGGGAACATCAACTCCCGAAGCACCTCCAATGGCTGCTCCAATGTCCACGCCTGAAAAGCAGATGGGGACTCGTGAAGCAGCAATGATTAACATCTCTATTGCGCTTGATCTTCTTGACCAGTCTCTCCCGGCAGTCGGTGCAGAGTCGGATGAAGGCAAGGCAATCATGGAAGCCTCTCGCAAACTCGGTGGTTTGCTGGGCGGCAAGCGTAATGAAACTGGAGAACTCCAGCAGTCAGAGATTCTGCAAATGTTGCAGACGCTACCCAAGGCCGGTGGCATGACTCCTGAGTCTCGTGCAATTCAGTCAGCCCCGCCTCCGGGAATGACACCCCCTGGCGCAGGTGCGCCAAAACCCCCTGGACTAGGATAAGCAATGGACCTTTTTAAGCCACGCGGAGCTTCTGCTCCTCGCCGCCCAACTGATGATCGTCAGGAAAACGGGCAGATCGTAAACACGCCACGCTTTGCCCGTTTCGGCGGTCTTGACAAGCCATCTGATCTTTCTAAAAACAAGATGGCCGTGCACAAGCCTGCTGACGGCAAGAAAGTCATCTAAACCACATTGTAACGAGGGTAGCAATGTCTCTTGAAAATCTATCAGTTGATGCACGCGATGAACTCGCTGCATTGGCCCAGCAACTTGCTGAGAATCCTTCTACACGCAAAGAATTTTTGCGTATGACCAAGAAGGTTAAGCCTGATCTTCCGATTCCAGAACTGGAAATTGAAGATCACACCAACACTGCCGTTGCAGCAGCAGAAGCACGAGTCCAATCTCTGGAGAACAAACTCCGAGAGCGCGATGCCGTGGAAGAACTGCAAAAACGTCGCAATTCGTTGAAACAGAAGGGCTTGGCAAGTTCTGACGATGATATCAAGGGCATTGAAAAAATCATGCTTGAGCGCGGGATCACCAACCACGAGACCGCCGCCGAGTATCACGAGTGGATGAAGCAAGCCGCGACACCCACGCCTTCTGGGTACAATCCACAAGTTATTCAGAAATTTGATCTGAATAAGTATTGGAAAAACCCAATTACCGCAGCAAGAAACGAAGCGGTCAATGCGTTGCAAGATTTGCGGCGACCGAATCGTCCTATTGGTTTGTAAACCTTACCGGAGATCGTTATGCCTATTGGTGGCGGAATTCTACCGGCAACGGGATCAACTCAGTACACTGAGTTAACTTACGTCACTCGTAGGGCATTCATCCCGAAGCTGGTTGTACAGCTCTATAACTCGACCCCTCTTCTCGCAGCACTGATTGCTAACAGTCAGCAAGCCAGCGGCGGTGTGTCATCCGTAACAGTGCCTGTCCAAGGCGCCCAGTTTGTAAATGCACAGTGGTCAGACTACAGCGGCTCGTTCGCTCAACCGTCTGTCCAGCAGGGTGCTTACAACGCTGAGTTCAACCTCAAGCTGATGATCACTCCAGTTCCATTCCTCGGGATGGAAGGTGCGGTTCAGCAGGACGCAGCAATTATTCCGCTGATCGAAGCGCGGATGAACGATGCGACCAACGTGATGATGGATGCGATGGCAACGTCGCTGTACCAGAATTACACGAATACCCAGCAGTTCATCGGCCTCCCCGGCGCAATTGACGATGGCACGAACCTAGCGACCTACGGCAACATCAACCGTAATACTTACACCTGGTGGAAGTCGAAGGTCTACAACGCTGGTAACGTCAACCCAACCCGTCAGAACATCCTGCAATACATTTCTGGAACCGTGAAGAACGGCGCAGAAGTGCCTAGTTTTGGTGTTTGCGGATTTGGTACTTGGACCCTGTTGGCTCAAGACTTTGTTGGTCAAGAGCAGTATGTCATCACCCCAGGATCTGGGTTTGATGGCGACAACAACGGCCCACAGGCTGCGTTCCGTGCACTGATGGTTGCTGGTGTGCCGATCTATCCAGATCCATACTGCCCAGAAGGCATCGTCTACTTTGTCAACACTAACTACCTAAACTTGTATATCCACGAGCAAGGTTCGTTTGTGTTTACTGGGTTTGAGTCCACTCTGCCTAACTGGCAGATTGGTTACGTCGGCGCCGTGCTGATGATTGCTGAGTTGATTAGCACTAAACCGAAGTCCATGACTCGGGTTGGTTCTTACAACTCGCTGACCCTGTAAGGAGAGAAACATGGCTCTCAGTCTAAACAAGATCCTGATTGCCGGTGCTAATAGCAATACCACCGGAGCCTACTTTCAGACCACTACCCTCATTGCTCCTGCAACCGTTGCTGGCAACGTAGTTCCTGCTGGCGTATATCTGATGTTCCCTGTTTTGAACAGCCAGATCTACGCTAACAACGGAACCGCGCTTGTCCTGCTTACGCCTGCAAACACTGGTGGTGTTGTGATCAGCGACGGAATTAACGTGGTTGCCAACTCTACAACGACGGCAAACACAATTACTCTGTTGACGGTCAACGGTGGTCTGACTGCAAATTCCACGTTTACTAGCTAAGGAGTAAACATGGCAAATCCAGATGCAGTAGGTCAAAACCTACCAGACTCGTTTGGTAACTATGCAATTGCAGGTGTTACCGGCGCGTCTTTAGCAACGGCTGGAAATGCTGTAGTGGCTATCCCGTTCCTCAAAGGTGGGCTTACCAACAGTGGTAATCTTGCCGGATCGGGACAGGTGATCATTCGTCGGGTTACGGTACAGAACCCCAACGCAAGTGTTTCGTTGGCTAACGTGGGCATCACGACTAGCAATGACGGAAACACGAGCAATGCGGTTGTTGCAGTAGTTTCGTTAGCAAACCTAACTGCTGTAAACAAGTTCCAAGACCTGGCGGTTGCCAGCCCCTTCGCATTGACTACGACTGTCAATGGAGCGAATACCTCGGCTCTGTACTTGAACGTCGCCAACGCCGCTGCTGGCATTGTTGACATTCGTGTTTACGGTGACACGGTTTCGTTCTAATGGAAGTCTTCGTAACCAACTGTAGTGACACTCACTTGACTGACCGTCATGCGGGTGTTGACTATGAGTTTAAAAAAGGTGTGCCTACGCCAGTTTCTATAGAGACTGCTAGGCACATCTTTGGTTACCAGGATAGTGACAAGCTGCCGTATGCAGTCCGTCTAGGGTTCGTCAAGCACTCTACGGAAGTTGAAATTGGACTTGAACGGTTGGCTATGTTTCGCATCGGCCAACATTCAGCGCAGGACCGCATTCCCTCGGCGGTAGGCGTAGTACCCCTACCCGTCAAAAAAGTAGGGGTAGGGGGAAAAGTCTCCTGAGGGTTACAATAGGCAACTATGTCAACCCTTAATTCGTACATCACAGACGTTCGCAGGCTTCTACACGATGCCAACGGGAACTTTTGGTCTAATGATGAACTTACGGATTACATCAACGATGGGCGTGAAAGGGTAGTACGGGACACTGGTTGCCTGCGTACCCTGCAAGTATCTGCTACACCGCTTGCTCCAGACGGCACAGCCGCAATTATCTGGTCTGCAAGCCTTGTAGTAACCGCTGGACAGTACATTTTCTCGAATGTGTTCATCTACCAAGTTACGGTAGGGGGGACACTGGGCACTACAGCCCCTCCATACCCGGTATCTAATTCTAATTTCCCCCCGTCAACGGCCTTTACTAACGGCACAGCCACCCTGCTGTACGTTCAGAATGCAGAAATTATCCCGTTTTCGTCGCTACCTAATGGTTCGCAAACTCTGGATGTACTCAACGTAACGATCTATTGGGGGAATTCTAGAATTCCTCTTCGTTACCTGCCCTGGACGAACTTCAACGCGCAGCTCCGGTATTGGCAAAACTACGTTGGAAGGCCTGTGTGTTTTTCAACGTATGGTCAAGGGCAAATTTACATCTCACCCGTGCCTGACCAGTCCTACAGCATGGAAGTGGACACGGTTATTCTGCCTTCTCCGCTCGTGTTGACCAATCCTACGTTGGTTGATGCCATCAATGACCCGTACACGGTTCCTGTGGCGTTCTATGCGGCGTACAAGGCAAAGTACAAAGAGCAAAGCTACGGAGAATCTGAGATTTTCCTTCAGCAGTACAACCGTCAAGTGCAGAGCGTGTTGAATTCGGTCTTCACGCGCAGGATTCCGGACCCGTATAGCAGTCCTTACTAAGATGGCATCTCAAGAACAGAAAAAAACCTACACTGTTCTGAAGACATTCGGGGGCATCAACACCAAAGCCAACCGAACAGCCATCAAAGACAGTGAATTCTCTTGGTTGGAAAACGCCATGCCTATTGGCGACTCCAACATCAAGATTGTTCCTGCCCAGAGCGCGGTTACGGACAGCACAGGCAACGTTGTTGTCTTTGCAAACACAACTTCTTACCTAACGTCTACAAACATCAATGTTTCTGACTACATTGTTAGTTTTGAGGTAGACGGTAGAGCGCAAGCGTTCAATCTGACAAGCAATGTGACCAGCAACATAGCAGTTGCAGGCACGTTCAGTAGCGCAAACGTCAGTTCTGCCCAGTGGAAGAACGAAAGACTGATCATTGCCGATCCAAACAACGGATTGTCTAGTTGGAACGGTGCAAACTTAGTCTCTATCGGTTCTGTTGGACTGATAGCCGTTTCCAACTCCGGTTCTGGCTACACATCTGCACCAAACGTAGTGATCAGCGCACCCAACGATGCTAACGGGGTGCAAGCAGTAGCCACAGCAACAATCGTCACCGGATCTGGTGGCATCAGATCAGTCTATGTGACTTCTGGTGGCTCTGGATACACGGCTGTTCCAGACGTAACTATCGGCGCACCCAATATCACGGGTGGAACCCAGGCTACAGCAGTCGCAAGCATCAGCGGCGGTGCGGTTGTTTCGATTGGGATTGTTGAAGCAGGGTCTGGATACACATCTGTCCCTGCTGTGACCTTCTCCAGCGGGTCTGCCACTGCAAATGCAGTTATTTCGACTGGTGGCGTAAGCAGCGTCAACCTAGTCAATGCTGGTAGCGGCTATACGGCATCCCCAACCATCACTTTCTCCGGTGGTGGAGGGTCTGGTGCTAATGCCATAGCCCAGATCGTTACGTTCAAGACTGGCACAGTCAGCATCCTGCTAAACAACGGTGGTTCTGGCTATACGTCAGCACCAACGGTGGCTATCGGCGGGTCTAACGTTTCTCCTGCTACCGCTACCGCCATCGTTCTGGGTAACACGGTCTCACAGATTGTGATGACAGACCCAGGCTCTGGGTACACGACTGCAAGTGTGACCCTTACCGGTGGTGGATTTAGTACTGCTGCCAATGTCACGGCAGTTGTAAACACAGAACAGGTGGTTTCTACCGCTACGTTCTCTGGTAGAACCTGGGTGGCTGCTGGACGAACCGTCTACTACTCTGCCGCAGACTCGTACAGTGATTTTACCAGCGTTTCTGCGGGGTCACTCACATTGTCTGACTCTACGCTGCACGGCAACATTCGTGCGCTGCTCTCAGCCAACAATTTCCTGTACATCTTTGGTGAAACCAGCATCAACGTCTTCTCTGACGTTCGTGTAGACACCAACGGTCAGACGCTATTCACAAATACCAACGTCTCTGCCAGCGTAGGGACCAAGCGTATCTACGCTATCTACCCGTTCTTCAGAGCTGTGCTGTTTATGAATGACTATGGGATCTACTCCCTGGTCGGTTCTACCACCAGCAAGTTGTCAGACCCTCTGGACGGGATATTCCAACTCATAGACTTCACCCTGCCGATCAGCGGTGGTCAGGTCTTACTGAACAACATACTATGCGCGGCATTCTCCTTCACCTACAACGACCCGGTAGCTGGAGCGAGAAAGGTCCAAGCCGTGTTCTTCGAGAAGAGATGGTTTCTAACCTCCCAAGGAGCGTTAGACTACATCACTTCCGTCCCTACAGCGGGGGTCATTCGCCTCTATGGGACCGCAGGCTCAAGCCTTTACCGTCTCTATGCTAATTCCACGGCCAATGTAGCTACTACGATCCAGACTGCCCTGATGCCTATGGGTGATCCCATACGGACCAAGCAGGCACTCAAGTTTGGTATCGAAGCACAGTTGCAGGCATCGTCTACGCTATTCGTTAGCGTGGACAATGAGCAGGGAACCGGGGCTACTGGTGCTTATACAGTAGACAATACGGTCACTTGGCTGAATAATTACCAACAGGCTGTGACTTGGCAAAACAATAGTTTGCAAACCGTTGGATGGGAAACCGCTTACGGGTACGCTTTGTATAAGTCAGACGCCCAGCAGTACGGGAAGTACCTTGGTCTGACGATCAACAGTAACAGCGCTGGATATACCGTGAACACATTTGAGTTTGAACATGAATTGAGAGCGAGGTTCTAATGACCGTCCCATATGCTTTTGCCAATCTAAGCGGGAATATCGCTCTTGCCAAGTTAGACAGTAACTTCAATACGCCGATCACCATCGGCAATACGTCTGTCTTGCTTGGTAACACAATCACCACAATCAACAACGTCACGCTCTCCAACGTCACGATTACGAGCGGGACTAGCAACGTAACAAACGTCAATGTGACAAGCATCAACGTGACTAACCTCACGGCTACGCTTGCTAATGTTACAACGATCAACGCTACCAGCGCGTACATCACGACTGGGAACATTGCGACAGCCAATGTTGGCAATCTCACACTTCTGAATGCTCTGACCGTTCCTAACGGTGGAACTGGACTTGTTACGCTTCCTGTCAACAACGTGTTGCTAGGTAACGGAACTAGTCCTATCTCGTCTGTAGCTCCAGGCAATGCCGGTAACGTGCTTACCAGCATCGGTGGTGTATGGGTTAGTAACGCAGCCGTGGCAAGCGGTGGTGGAACAGGCACAGTCACCAACGTCAGCGTGGTAACTGCCAAGGGTTTCTCTGGAACGGTAGCTAACTCTACTAGCAACGCGGCAATTACGCTATCTACCACGTTTGATGGTATCGCTTGGTCTAACTCTACCGGCGTGTTGTCCAACGTTGTAATCGGAACGGGTCTTTCATTCTCAAATACTACTGGTGTTCTGACAGCAACTGGAGCTGTAGCCAACGCAGTCACCAGTGTTGGTAACACATATCCAATTCTGTCTACTGGCGGGACTACACCAACTATTAGTTTTGTTGATCCTGGTACAGCAGGCAATGTTCTGACCAGTATTGGTGGGGTATGGACATCTAATGCGGTAGTTGCAGGCAGCGGAACCCCAGGCGGCGGGTTTACAACTGTTCAGTTCAACAATTCTGGTGCATTTGGTGGCTCTTCCAACCTGACGTTTAACGGAACAACGCTCAACGCAGCGTCTGTCAACGTTTCTACTGGCAACCTGACGTTTACCACTACGGGTCAAAAGATTGTTGGTGACTTTACCAACGCAACAGTATCCAATCGCACCAACTTTGTAACCGGAACGGCCAATAGCACGACTGGAATATACGCTCTTCCAAGCGGAACAGCTACAGCAGCGTCTTGGCAAGCAACTAACAATTCTGACCCTACCAACGCCAGCAAGATACTGATTGCAACTAACGGAACAACAGATGTTCAGTTGGTTTCTGGGGTTAACGGTACTGGAACCTATCTTCCACTTGCAATTTTTAACGGTGGTGCAGGAAGGTTTGTTGTTGGAACGTCTGGTGAGTTTGGAATCGGGCCTACTGCCACAGTTTCTTACGGCACGGCTGGTCAACCATTCATTTCTAGCGGTGCGTCTGCCGCTCCTACTTACGGAACACTTGGTGTTGTAGGTGGCGGTACTGGTCTGGTGACAATTCCGTCTGGAAACGTCATTCTCGGCAACGGAACCTCGGCTGTATCTTCTGTCGCACCCGGAACCGCTGGCAACGTACTCACGAGTATTGGCGGGGTGTGGAAGAGTAACGCGGCTGTCGGTGGTGGCGGTACTCCTGGTGGTTCTGATACCCAATTTCAGTACAACAGCAGCAGTACGTTTGCCGGTGCAGCCAATCTAACGACTGACGGTGCTAACGTCACCATAGGATCTGCAAACACTCTTAGGTTTGCGAATCTTACTTCCACTCGATATGTTGGATTCCGCGCCAACGCAATTGTTGCTGCCAACGTAACGTGGACTTTGCCGGTTACAGACGGTAGCGCCAACCAGTTTCTCAAGACTGATGGTACAGGCGCTCTTTCTTGGGGTACGGCTGCAACTGCCAGCCCTATTCTTGAGTCTTACCAGACGATCAGTTCTAATTACACTATTACTTCCGGTTCTAACGGATTCAGTGTTGGTCCGGTAACAATAGCGACCGGAGTTGTTGTAACTGTCGGAACGGGCCAAGTATGGCTCATTGCTGCTTAAAGGATTAAATATGAGTTCTCTTAAACTTCAAGGCAATGCTGCTAATACTGGCGTTCAAACGCTACAGTCTGCCAATATCAGCACCACAATCACTCAGACGTTGCCGGTAACTGACGCTGTAACGCTTGGTTATCTCAACGCTCCTCCTGTTGGAACTAAGACTTCTAGTTATACGTTAACTACTGCTGACGTTGGCAAGTACGTTCAAGTTGGAACCAGTGGTTCTATTGTTGTTCCAAACTCTACCTTTTCAGAAGGTGATTTAGTTTCTATTTACAACAACACTACTGGCAACATTGCTATCACGTTGTCTACTACTACTGCTTATGTAGCAGGTACTAACACCGTTTTGGGAACAGCAAACCTTTCAACCAGAGGAGTAGCAACTGTGTTGTTCTTCTCATCTACTGGTTGTGTACTTACCGGAAATGCGAGCGCGTAATGAGCGGAATTATGCTTGCTGTGTTGGGTGGTAAAAAAGCTGCCGTTCCATTTGCTGTTGATTATTTAGTTGTAGCTGGTGGTGGTGGTGGTGGTGGCCGACACGCTGGAGGTGGAGGAGCTGGAGGCTATAGAGATAGTGCTTCTGCATCGGCGCTTTCTTTAAGTTTAAATACGGCATACACCGTAACCGTTGGCGCTGGAGGTACAGGGTCAACAGATAACACTTCGCCTGCACCTGCTTCGACAATTGGTTTTAATTCTGTATTAGCCACAATAACTTCTACGGGAGGAGGAAGAGGCGCGTATGCGAGTTCCTCAACCGGAGGTGACGGTGGGTGTGGCGGAGGCGGCCAAAATGGGGGTAATGGCGGCAATGGAAATACTCCATCAACCACACCAAGCCAAGGATTAGGCGGTGGGTCTGGAAGCACTACTCCCGCTAATTATGGTGGCGGTGGCGGTGGCGGAAGTAATTTAACTACCGGAACCGGCGGGAATGGAGGGGCTCTTGCCGGAGGAACTGGTGGCAACGGGACTGATTCATCTATTTCTGGGTCAACGGTAACTTATGCTGGCGGCGGTGGTGGTGGGGCATTTGCCGGTGGGGGCGTGGGGACAGGAGGAACGGGTGGCGGCGGCAATGGTTCAAATTCAGGAACCAAAGCAAGTTCAGGAACTGCTAATTTAGGTGGTGGTGGTGGTGGTGGCGGTAATGACAACTCACCAAATGCTGGTGGAGGCAATGGAGGTTCTGGCGTTGTTATTATTAAAATTCCTAACTCGTTTACCGCAACTTTTTCTGGCGGTGTTACTCAAACCCCAACAACATCTGGCAGTTTTAAAATTTATACGGTAACTGCCACTTCAACAACGTCTGAAACCGTTACGTTTAGTTGAGTAATAAAATGGCACATTTTGCAAAACTTGATGAAAACAATGTGGTTGTGTTTGTTACCGTTGGCAGAGACGAAGACAAAGAAGAAGAATTGACTTCTCGTACTGGTGATGTTTACAAACAAACTAGTTACAACACTAGTGGTGGCAAACATCTTCTTGGTGGAACTCCATTTCGCAAGAATTACGCAGGTCTTGGTTACACCTACGATCAAACCCGTGATGCGTTCATCCCGCCACAGCCGTTTCCGTCTTGGGTTTTGAACGAAAATACTTATTTGTGGGATGCTCCAGTGCCAATTCCCACTGACGGTCAGATGTACAACTGGGACGAGGCCACTACGTCATGGGTGGTAAATGTCTGAAACAACTGAAACCAAACTAGCCGTGCATGAAGCCGTTTGTGCGAGCAGATATGCTTCCATTCAAGAGTCTCTTGACCGTGGAAGAGATCGGATGCGTAACATTGAATGGTTGCTGTACATTGTTATTGCAGCGGTGTTGTTTGGTCCAGGTGTTGCAGCAGAGTTTGTCAAGAAGATGTTTGGTCTGTAAAAAGGCAGGGACGAATCATCGACATGGACAATCTGTCATACGTTGAATTCGGTGACGTAGACGGGTTAGGAAGGATGATGTTTGAGAACGGTGTACAGCACCGTTTGTTCTTTGAACAGTTGGCTGACAAAGGGATCCTGATACCTCAGTATCCTTTGATAGACGCAGATCCGGATAACCTAGATGACTGGTTGTTTGTTCACAACCAAGAGCATGAAAGACTGGCAAATCAACTGAACCTGGACAATCCTTTTCAGTTGATAAACGCAGATTGGAACGTAGAAGATGACTTCTATGATTGGATAGGAGTACATTTGAGCATCCATCAACAGATTGTTAAGGTGTTGAACCTGTAATGGACCCACAACTGGAACAAGCACAGGCCGCTACTCAGCAGTTCATGCAGCAGTATGGGCTGGATGCTAGGACGATGGCATCTATAGGGCAGATGGCACAGGAGGCTATACGGGATCAGAGCCTGTATGCGCTCCTGCGTGAACAATTGTTGAGTAACCAGATCCTCACAGAGAAAGAGTTGCCAGAGCAGGTCAACTACATGACCTTGGCTGCGCTTGCGTCTATGGGCGCTATGGCAGGAAGTGCGTAATGGCAAGGTTAACAACACCTGAACAAGAAGATTTTGCACAAGAACAAGTTGTTGTTCCTACTACAGACGTTGCCAGCGTAGCATTCCCTAGTCTTGACAGTCCTGAGTATCAAAGGCAGATTCAAGAGCAAGTTTTAAGGGATATTGAAAGCACCAAACAACCTAGTTACGTTTCTACCGGAGGTGGACTAGGTAATATTGGCAAGATCTTTGGTGCTGTACTGGCTATTGCTTCATTTGCAGTTCCCGGCATTGGGGAAGTAATTGGAGCAGCAATTCTTGAGGCTGTTGGAATTACAGGGGCGTCTCAAGCCGTTGCAGCAGGTGTTGGTTCTGCTGCATTTTCTGCTGCGTCTACTGCTGCGGCAGGGGGTAGCGTAGAAGACGTACTCAAGGCCGCTGCTGGGGCTGGTGCTGCCGCTGGTCTAAACATTGGCATGGGCGGCGGCATTACTGGTGCTGTAACTGGATCTACCGCTGGAACGATTATCAAGGGTGGCGATGCCAGTCAGGTCCTGACCAACGCATTTGCAGCGGGTGTTGGAGCTGGTGTTCAGGGCGCTCTGCCTGACAATCCGGACGCTGGCAAAATCATAGGATCTGCTGCCAGAACGTACATAGCCACGGGTGGTAATGTTGATCAGACGCTGTTGAACACTGCAGCAAGTGCCATAGGTACGCTAGATCAGCCTACAACCTACGCCAAAACAACGACTGCACAACCCGCAGAAGGTGCCACACCGTTCCAGTACGGCAATGACACTTACCAAGAATTGGAAGACGGAACGGCAAAAGTCACTACTCAGTCTGGCAATGTAAGAATTCTGAGTGCAGACACGTTCAACGAAATCAAACAAGATTACGAAGCAGATGTTGCCGCTGGCGCTGTACCACCTGCTGGACCAATTCTTCCGCCTCAGACAGTGGCTGAAACAACTCCTGTTGTCTCACCTATAGTTACCGATCTTGACTTGGTCAAACAAGTTGCTGCACAGACAGTACCAACAGTTGACCCAAAAACACTTCAACAAGTTCTTGTGCAGGGTCAGGGGGCTAACGTAGCAAACGTGGCGCCTGTTGAAATTGCCGTGCCTAGTTCAACTGTTCCGTCTGAAAAAACAGTTGTTACTCCAACACCAGAAGATCCGTTTCCAAGAAGAACAATTGAGGCAGAAAAAGAAAAAGAAGCCGCTGTTGTTACTGATGTTCCAACAATACGTCCAGACACAACCGCTGGATTGACTGCTGAACAACCGGATCTTGGCAGAGTAAACGTCAATTACGTTACAAATCCTTTTGTAGACATTGCACCTCCACCTGTTTTAGATACAAAGTACATCAATTATCCGGTTGATCCGTTTGTTGATATAGATCCTCCTAAAGAACCGCCTACTGATTTACCCCCTTTACCTCCAACTCCTGATTTACCTCCGCCGACTCCGGCCCCGCCAGTAGAGCTTGAAAAAGTTATTGTTCAAGAAACTGTTCCTAAAGTTTCTGATGTGGTCACTGATATCCCTCTTGTTCCAAAAGAATTTCCTCCTCTTCCTCCGCCTCCGCCTCCGCCTCCGCCTCCGCCTCCCGATGAACCTCCTCCAGTCCCACCAGAAGTAAAAGAAGAAGATCCTAAAAAAGAAGAACCACCCAAGAAAGAAGACAAAAAGTTATATCCAACCGTTACTAGCGTCCCTCCTCCTGCTCGTCCGGGTAGACAGCCTATAATCACGGGTGCAAGCCCTGCTAGATTACTGGCAGACGCTCTGGCTGCTTACCGGCCAGCGGGTGCTATAGAAGGTGAAGAAACTGGGAAAGAAAGGCAAAATGTCTGGAATGAGAAATCACTGCGTCTCAAAGACGCTCTGGGGTTGTAAATGAGTGAACTACGCAAGATGACCCGTATGGGTGGAGATCTCCGCAAGATTGCCCGTCTG